CCTAACTCAATGGTGGGCTAATGCCAACCGCAATAACTACCCTTAGATCAACACTAGCTACAGCTTTAGCTAATACGGCTGTCTGGTCAGTTTTTAACCATATCCCAGAAATCCCTCAGGCCAACTCATTAGTTATTGCCAATGACGACCCTTATATTTTGGTTAACAGTAACGTTAAAACAGCTATAGCCCCGACGGTACGTTTTAAGTTATTTTTGCTAGTGCCGCTTATGGATAACTTAGGCAACCAGACAAAACTAGAGGATTTTTATTTAGCTGTTATGCAAAAGTTAGCCGCCTCAGGTTTAACTATAAATATAACTAGTTTTAGTGCCCCTGCAATTTTGGAAACCCCTAGCGGTAACTTGCTTCAAAGTGAAGCCGGTTTAGAGATAATAAGCGAGTGGAGTTAATTATGGCTAACTATAAAGTAATGATAGATAACGAAATCGCAGGCGTTGGCCTCGGCGGTACCGTTAACGACACAGATTTAGAAGGGTGGGACTTACCACACTTGCTAAAAATTGGTGCTTTAGAGGAAACCTCAGTAAGCCCAACCCCTACTAAAGTAAAGGAAGTGCAGGAATAATGGCAATTTATTTTACAAATAATACTTACCTAAAACTAGGTACTTATGATATGTCTAGCGTAGTTATCTCAGCGAGCATTAACGTAAACTTTGACCAGCTAGAAATTACAGCTATGGGCGACGCAGCGCACAAATACCTTAAAGGTTTGCAGGCTTCAACCCTTAGCGGCAGCCTTTACCTTAACCAGGACGCTATTGCAGCAGGCTCCACACGTGCAGTATTAGACAGCCTAAGCGGTACGTCTGCAGCGTTTGAGATCGGTGCTAACGGTTCTACTGCAAGCTCTACAAACCCAGTCTACAAAGGCTCTTGCTTTGTAAACGGTTATACACCTATTAACGGTGCTAATGGTGAAGTCGCACAACTAGACTTTACTTTTGATATCACAGCACAAACAGCACCATTCCCAGCAGTAAGCTAATAAGAAACGAGGGCTAGAAAATGGCAAGGTTAAAAATTACCAGAGATACCGGCGTAGTTGAGGAATACGACATTACGCCGGCTATCGAAGTAGAGTTTGAAGCTTACGCAAAAATGGGCATAAATAAATGTTTTAGGGAACAGGAAAAACAGACCGACGTTTATTACTTATGTTGGCTAGCGATTAAACGCAGCGGGCAGACTGTAGCTCTATTCGGTGAGGCTTTTCTTAACACCCTAAAGGCAGTAGAGGTGCTAGATAGCGACCCTTTAGCTGGTTAGGTGATAGGCAACTACTCACCTATCAAATAGCAGCCTTAGCGGTCGAAACTGGCATAGCACCTAAAGAGTTTGTAGAAATGTCGCCGGAGATGTTGGCGGCAATTTACAAAGTACTAAAAGACAGAAACGAGGCGGCAAAGCGTGGCTACAGCAAAAATCGTAGGATTAGATGAAACGGTTAGAGCTTTACGCCAATTTGACCCTGACGCATTAAAAGAAATGAATAAAACAATTTACCAGGCTTTAAAAATAGCTCAGGTAGACGCACGGCAATTAGCCCCTACCGTTACACCTTTAAGCGGTTGGGCTAAGCCTATAAAAGCAGGCAAGTGGGACAGGCTTACGTTTGCAGCTAAACCCGTTAAAATTGGAATACGCACAAAAATAGACAGAACGCGTAAGCGCGGCACCTGGACTAGCAAGGCTTATTTACTTATCAACTCTAACCCTGCAGGCGCAATATATGAAACAGCAGGCCGTAAAAATCCACAGGGCAGAAACGCCCAGGGTAATAGATTTATTAACGCTATCGAGGCTCAGTCAGGGGTTGTAGCACGCGGTAAGCAGGGCCGAATAGCCTATAAAGCTGTTGAGGATAATCGCGAGGAAATTGTAGCTAAAAGTAATGCAGCTATAGCAAAAGCTCAGGCTGCAGTTAATCAAAAGTTGGCTAGCTAATGGTTATTAAAGTACCCATAATTGTTAGTTACAATAACAAAGGCACTAAGCAAGCTGTAAAAGGTATTGGCGGCTTAGAAAAGTCCTTTAAGAAAATGGGCCTAGCGTCTAAATTATCTTTTGCTGCAGCTACTACCGCCGTAACGGCCTTTACTAAAAAAGCAGTAACGGCAGCCCTAGAGGAGTCTAAAGCTGTAGCAGTACTCAATAAGAGCCTAGATAACTTAGGCTTAGCGTTTGCTTCTACAGGTGTTAACAATTATATAGACAGCCTACAAAGAGCCACTGGCGTATCTGAGGACTTACTCAGGCCGGCTTTTGGCAGGTTAATTCGGTCTACTAACGATTTAGGCAAAGCCCAACAATTACTAGCACTTAGCTTAGACATAAGTGCAGCCAACGGTAAATCTGTTGACGCAGTAGCAGCCAGTGTAAGCAAGGCCTACCTGGGGCAAAATTCAGCGTTAGGCCGTTTAGGTGTTGGTCTATCTAAAGCTGAGTTAGCTTCTAACAGCTTTGAGGAAATACAAGCAAAATTAACTACGCTCTTTGCAGGTAGCGCAAAAGCTGCAGCTGATACCTACGCTGGCTCTGTAACTAAATTACAGATAGCAGCTCAAGAAGCAAGCGAAACTATAGGGTTTGCTTTAATCGACGGTATACAAAGACTAGGCGACGAGCAGGGCATAGATCAGGCAGCTGATTCTATGGAAAGGTTTGCTAGCGAAATAGGTTTCGCTGTAACTGGTATTGCTGTTTTAGCAGACACTATAAGTAATAACGCTCTAGCTAAAGGTCTGAACAATTTATTAAAGTTTGGCCCTGTTGCTCTAGCTATAAGTGAGTTATCAAGATTAGGTAAAGCTACTGTAGCTAGTGAAACTACAGCTACTAACAGACAAAGCCCGCGAGTAGCTGAGCAGGCAGCCGCTAAGGCTGCTAAAGCTCGTAAAACCGAAATAGCCGACCGTACAAAAATACTAAGTTTAACTAAGGCTCAAACTGCTAATGAAAAATTATCGCGTATGTTTGATATGGACGCGATACAGCTAGCAGCTGCATTACAAAGCAAACTATCTAAAGAGGACGAGGCTAGAGTAAAAGCCTTGCAAGCTCTAAAGACCGAGGACAAAAACGACGATATAAGAGCTTTAGACGAGTTAGAAGCTGCCAAGCGTGCTGCTACGTTTGCGGAAATTGCCAGGCTTAAATCAGTAGTAGATGAAAGTAAAAAATCTAACGCCGAGATATTGGCAGACGCTAGGGCTAAAATAGAAGCGTTAAGTAGATTAAGCCCTTCAACAGCTGCAGCTATAAGCCTTGCAACACCTGTTATACCAGCCGGTCAAACACCAGGGTTTTTACCTGGCCCAGGCGTGTCTAACGTGCCTAGCCTGCCTAGCGTAAATGCTGATCTATTTACTGGTGGCGGTATGCAAGCAATACCAGCCGGCCAGACCCCTAATTTTTTACCAGGTGCCCCTAACGTTACAGTTAACCTTAACGGTGGGATTAACGTAGGCACAGAGCAAGAGTTTGAGGCTAAAATCCAGACAGCCCTACAGGCTTTAAACACCAGCGGTAACACGTTTTTTAGAGCTGGACAAGGCCCATAAATGGCAGCCCCTACCCTTAACTGCATTATTAACTTTAGTACCGGTGCTAGTTTCGGTGCCGCTTTATTGCTTGATGAGGGTTTACTAGACTTTAACGTGTTGGCAGACGCAGCTAGCGTAATCGTAGACGTGTCTAACCAGGTGCAGGCAGTAAGCGTGCAGCGTGGCCGTAATGCTAACGCTGACCAATTCCAGGCCGGTACTGCCTCTATACGTATTGCCGACGTTAACGGCGACTTTAACCCTGAAAACTTGAGCAGCCCCTACGCAGGTTTATTAAGTCCTTTACGTAAAATTACTTTAACTGCTACTGACAATAACACCAGCATTATTTACCCTTTGTTTGCAGGCTATATAACCGGCTATAACTTTACGCAGGCTCAGGTAGTAGGTGAGGTTAGTTATACGACCTTAACGGCTGTAGACGGCTTTAGATTGCTTAATATGGGCACTGTGTCAACTGTTACAGGCGGGACGGCTGGACAGTTATCAGGGGCTAGGGTTACTAGCATTTTGGACCAGATAGCCTGGCCTAGCTCTATGCGAGATATTGACCCAGGGCTAACAACCTTGCAAGCCGACCCTGGCACTACTCGTACTGCACTAGCGGCCTTGCAGACTGTAGAGCTAAGCGAGTACGGCGCGGTTTATATGGACGCTTACGGTAATGTCGTTTTCCAAGATCGAGCTTTAACCTCTAGCAGTATCGGTGGGGCTAGTACGACTTTTGCAGATGACGGGACAGGTATCCAATACCAGAACGTACGTTGGGTACTAGACGACTCACTTGTCTATAACAGTGCGTCTATTACGGCTACAGGACTAGCTACGCAGACTGCCATAAATCAACCCAGCATAGATAAGTATTTTTTACACAGCTATAACAAAAACGATTTACTTATGGAAACTACAGCCGAAGCCCTAAACTATGCTGAGGCTTATGTAGCCTCTAGGCAGGAAACCAGCGTAAGGTGCGACAGCGTTACCCTGTTGGACCTAAATACTGTTGGCTATGACGCTGGAATAGTTGCAGCTTTAGCCTTAGATTATTTTGACACTATTACCGTTAAATCAACCCAGCCAAACACCGTAGGCACTAGCACTTTAAATAAAACTTTGCAGATTTTCGGCGTTAGTTACAATATAACCCCTACGCGCTGGTCGACTACCTTTGTAACACTTGAGCCAATTATAGATAGTTTTATTTTAGATAACGCGCTTTACGGTATTTTGGATAGCTCGGTGCTATCATACTAAACACTATGAAGGGTAACTAAATGGCTAAACAGACTTTCACTACTGGGCAGGTGCTAACCGCTGCACAGATGACCAGCCTACAGCAGACCGCTATGGGCGGTGGCGAGGCTACGGCTAAAACTGCTAGCTATGTGCTAGTCGCTGCAGACGCAGGCACTACGGTAATTATGAACGCTGCAGGTGCTACAACCATTACAGTAAATACAGCTTTGTTTGCTGCCGGTGATACGGTCAATATACAAAATATCGGTGCCGGTATCTGCACCGTTACAGCTGGTACAGCTACCGTAAATACTGCAGGCTCACTAGCTCTAAACCAATATGAGGGCGGCGTGCTTTATTTTAGAAGCACCAGCGCAGCTACATTTTTTGATTATGTTCAAACCGGCTCAGTATCGCCGCTAACTACTAAAGGCGATTTATACGGCTTTAGCACTTTAGACGCGCGTATCCCTATTGGCACAAATAACCAAGTACTTACAGCCGACAGCACACAGGCTTTAGGGCTTAAGTGGGCGACTCCAGTCGCCGCCGGTAAAAGTTACACTTTAATAAATACGGGCGGTTCGGCCATATCAGGTGCAATTACCTACACATATTCGGGTTTGTCCGGTTACGATAGTTATTTGGTGCAAGTTATTGGGGCTTCCTCAACACAAGGCAATTTACAAATTTATTTGACTTTTAATGGTGATACTGCCTCAAATTATGGAGTAACAGGCTTTCGAGTAGAAAACAATTCGACTTGGAGCCAGACTGTTGTAAATCCTCTTGGAAGTTTAACCAACGGCCGTTTAGCATTTGGCACGGCATCTGGTGATCAAACCAGTACGGTATCTGGTAGTTGCACCATTTTGGGTGCTAACACATCAGGAGCCTATAAAATAGTTAATGTTGTAGGCGGTGGCAATTGGACTAGCGGCAACGGCAACGCGCTTTATGTTTACAATGGCTTTTGGAAAAACACAGCCACAATTTCATCTATTAGCGTATCAACCGAAGCCGGTACTTTAGACGCA